AGCGGTAGCCTCTGCGGTTCCGCCTACCTGGGTTTCGATAGCTTTGAGGACCATATCTTGAGCCTCGAGGAGCCTACCCGACTCGACGAGAGCCTTGATTTTCGCCTTCTCCGCGTCCGTAAACGTGATACCGGACTTGGTTAGAGCGGTGAGTCCCTTTACGGGATTCTCGAGAGCCTTACCGAGCTGCTTTGCCGCGGAAGCGGAGTCGGTTTTCATAACCTCGGCTAGATCGAGAGTGAGCACCGTCGCTCGGTCGAATGCTCCGCCGACAATACCCGCCGATTTTGCGAGGCTCTTAAACGTGAGGAGAATCGCTTGGTTGCCCTTGATAACCTCGTCCTCGATACCAGTCTGAAGCTGGAGAGAATTGGCAAAGTCGCCGAGGCGTTTAGTAACCTTGCCGGTTTCGCTTCCGAAGATACCCATAGAGTCGGCGACAGCCTGGAGACGCTTATCGGCCTTACGTGCTTCTTCTGCCGCGGCTATCCAGTCGGGGACCATATTGACTAGGGCGAGACCGACGCCGGCGATAGCGCCGACGATTCCGCCGACAGCTCCCCGAGCGAAAGTGGAGAACGAACCGAGGCCTTTACGAGCCTTACCGAGGCCAGAACTAAATCGACGTGTTTCGGCGACTAGCGTGACGATCATATTAGTCGCGACCATTAGCGTCTCCTGTTCATCTTTTCCCAGGCGTTTATAAGCGCTTGGCGTTGTCCGAGTGTTAGCTCGAAGTATTCTTTAGGCGAGATTCCGAAGGATAAGACGAATTCTGCCATTTCCTTATCTCTCGCCTCCGTTATTTTTTTGTAGGGTCGTCTTCTCCGATAAGAGCGTTGACGTCGGCCATAGTGAGGCCTTCAGCCATTTCGAGAGTAAATTTTGGGTCGCTCTGCTTCTTGAGAGCCCAGGCGAGGCCGATACGGAGCTTCGTTGCTCCGACAACCTCGTCAGAGATTGCGGAAATCGGAAGATTTGCGTATGCTTCGATCTTGGCGATTTCGCCGAGTGTTAGTTTAGACAGTTCCATTAGTGGTCTTAAATCCCTTCCGGCGAATCATTTGTAGGACCCGCTTATTTATTAGTCTTACGACGGCGCCGCGGTTGCGGTCCCTCGCATCTTTCAGGAATGTATTTCCTTTGTAGCGTCTTCCTACGGTGTAGGAAGTTGATAGAAGTCCGAAGAGGAATCTATCGGTTTGGATTGACTCTTGATATGTTCCGAGTGATACGCGGCGGGCGTAGTCCAGGCTCCGGTCTTTATTGATACCGGTCGAGACAACTCCCTTACGAATAAAACGGTCTCGAACCTTTCGAGCTGCTGCTCCTCGGACTGATCGCTGAAGACGACCGCTTTTATACGGTGCTCTTACACGTGAAGCGACGAGTTGAGCCGCTTCTTTTAGCGCTCGGTTCATATCATTTCGTTCGCCTATCTCCAGGTCGAGGAGAGCCTTACGAGTCTCCTCGAACCCTTTGATATATTCACGTCCTGTCGACGTGCGGGCGATTTCCAACATTTAGTTTTAGGCGACGGCCATATTGATATCCCACGCCTCGAAGCGAACGTCCGAGAATGAGAATGATCCGTCGGCCGAGGCCTCCCCACCCATATTGAACGACCCCTGCGCGGGAATCCGGCAGAGTCCCTCGAAGATTGGTTCCGTACCGGTAGGGGTAGTGTTTCCGAACGGTGCGATTGAGAAGTCTACCTCGTCGCCAGCGTTAGTCCACATAGTGCGCCAGAAGGAACCAGCGTCCAGCGAGACGATTCCCGAGACGGTGATAAACCAGTCGACGGCGCCGCCGGCTGCTGCTTCTGCGAAGGTTGTCTGGTCGATTGAGGCGGGCTCAGAAGCCAGCACAACCGAAGAGAGGTCGGCCCAGTAGTCGACGCCGTCGACCTTAAGCTTCAGTTTGTTCGCGAATATGCGCGAGCTCATATTGTCTCCTTAGAGTTGTTTGTATTGTCTGATTGTTGCTACAGCGACCAGGAGGTTAGTCCCGTCCACGTTTTCCGCGGTCGGTGCTCCTACGGAAGCGACCTCGAATCCAGGAGTATCGTTTACGGCCTGGAGTACGGCCTCGACGAATTCGTCGATATCCGCGGTAATGACTACGTTCGATCCGGTGCGGGCCGTTATGTAGACGTCGAATGTTATCGTCCAGGTCCCGAAGGTGCTTCCTGAGTTGATCCATTCGCCAGCGCCAGGGAATACGACGGCCATAGGAGGCGCGGCGCGGTCTGGCGTGTATGCGAAGGCGCGGAGCCCCGCCGACTCTAGGAGTGCGGCGAGGTCTGCGCGGGCTTCAGCGAGCACCTAAGCGCCTCCAGTACCTAATCCGATATACGGAGAGAGGATAGCGGCGGCGGGTGTGTACGGGTCTCGTGCGATACGCATACCAGGAGTGTCGGGCGTCGCGAATTGTGCGATTCCATTCGGCGCGGAGCGCCTGTGGAATTGTTCAGCGGCGACCTCGAGAACGGCCTGGTTGCGGATTACAGCGGGTACGTCTTTACTACCGACCTTCTGGTCGATAATTGCTACCGATACAGCCAGACACTTTTCGAGGAAGGTCTGGTCTGCGTCGGGAGCGTTTACGTACTCCTGTAATTCCGCAACCGTTACGGCCATTTCGTTTTAGTCCTAGTCGATGATCGGAACGATTGCCGCGGGGATTGATTCCGCAACACACGCGAAGGTCGAGAGCGAGAAGTAATCGACGAGCGTGAGAGCGTCCGAATCCGAGAGGCGGAGCGTTGCCGAGGTGTAGGCGGTGAGAGCGTCGCGGTTCACGAAGGCAGCCTCGCCAGGCGCGAGCGCGGCGACGGCGACGATTTCGATTCCTGCGATTGAGCCGCGGAGTGCGGTAGGAGTCGAAGCTCCGACCTGAAGAGCACCAGCACCCGAGACCTGAACGATCAGGTTTCCGGACGACTCGAGCGCAAAGAGGCTCTTTGCGAGGGCGAGGTCGACGACGAGGTGAGTAATCGGCTTACCGAGTACCTCGAAGTAGTTTGCCTGTGCGTCTGCGATTGCGGCAACCCAGCCGGCCCACGTGTTAGCGGAGAGCGTGACTGTGTTCGTAGCGGTGATTTGGTCGGCGACTACGGCCTGGTATGCGTTGACGACCTCGTCGTTCAGCGCCTTACCGAGAGCGGCTGCTTGGAACTCGAAGGTCTTACCTGCGAAGTCGATTTCCGACCTGAGGATTACCTGCTTCGAGAGTCCCGAGTAGTTTCCGATTGTTTTGATCGGAGTCTGCTGAGTGCCGACCTCGATAGCGGTGTACCCGAGGGTATCTCCTTCGTCGACCTGCTCGCCGGTGTTGTTCGTCGTTGCGACGAGCTGCGCATAGGTGACGTTCATACCGGTCGCCGGAGTCGTTGCGCTCGAGAAGACCGAGAGCAGCGGTGCGGACTCGCGGACGATTGTCGCAAGGTCGCGGTCGATTGGAGTCATAACCGAATCGGCGGTCGTTGCGAACGAACGGCCTTCGTATTCGGCGATTGCGCGGTCTTCGCCTTGAGCGAGAGCACGAATAAACTCGTCGACTGAACGGTTGTCCGTTGCGGGAGTGGTGTCTTTTGCCTTGAGGTCTACGAGCTCGCGCTCGAGTACCTGGACAGCTTCGCGAACCTCGGCGAGGTCGGAAGCGGCGGGAGTGTTTTCCTCCACGTGTTCCTCCTTATTGGGAGCCGAGTCCGGTATTTCCGAATCGGTAGTATCCTCGTCGTTACGTACTCCGAGGACGTCTGCGGTTTCGTACCAGGGCATAGGGGTTAGTGATACCTCTTTTACTGTGGCACGAGTCACGACGCGAGTAGCGCCGTCTTGACGGGATTCTTCCATTACGAACCCGACCGAGAATTTGTTAACGACCCCTTGGCTGGCGAGAGCGTATGCTTCGTCCGCGGCCTGGGTTCCTTTTGCGAAGCGGGCCTGAATCATATATCCGTCTTCGGTGTGGCTTCCGCGCTCGATCACGCCGATAACGTCTTTGTGATTCCAGTAGAGCTTCGCGTCGGCGTGGAGATTGACAGCGTCGCGCTGGAATCGCTCTCCGTGTGCTTCGGTTTCGTAGGGGACGGCCATTCCGACGACGGTACGCTCTTCAGCGTTATCGATACGGAATTCGACCTCTCTAGTTTCCAGGGATTCCATTGTTTCCTCCTGTTGCGGGAAGGCCTTCGCGCTCCCTAATTTCGGGGATTGTTAGCCAGCCGGTGCGGGCGGCGATTTCGTACATTTCGTACCGTTCGCGGGCGTCGGGTCGTAAGAGCGATTCGACGTCGAATTCGGCGCGTAATCCACGCGGGAGGCATTCTGAGAATGCGGTCTCCATTTCGACTATGTACTGAGAGAGTCCGAGGCGGAGCCAGTTCGTGTACGTGTCTCGAAGATTCTGGTACGTGAGTGAGGTTCCGTCTACGGCCGCGGCCATTAGATCGACGGGAATACCGAGGAGGCGGGCGATAGTTGTGTCTGAGTGTGCTATCGATTCGAGCCATTGAGCGTCTCGAGGCGTGAGGAACATTTGCTGGAACTTGAGTCCCATACCCATAACCGGCACACGACCAGAAGCGGCGAGGCTCCAGGCGTCCGAGGCTCGGTCTGCCTCTTCATCAGAGACGCGCATATCGGACG